ATTATTCAAGTCCGTTTGACTATAATCCAACTATAGGTCATGAAGTTATTATCTATGATGGAGCGACCAAAATTTTTGGCGGAATGATTGTTAAGATTTCCCAGAACGCCGAAGAGAATGTGATAACTTTCAGGATAGAGTGCCAGGATTACACAAGATTTCTTGACAGGAAACTTGTCATTGACAACTATTCTCAAATGACAGTCAATGCCATTATTGCTGATTTCTTTTCCACTTACGGGCTTACCGACCAAGGATTTACCAGTGTTAATGTTGATTGTAGTCTTGTTGTCAACAGCATAGTATTCAATTACGTCAACATGACGCAATGTTTAACTACGCTGGCTGATTTAGTTGGCTATGATTGGTATGTTGATTACGATAAAGACCTGCATTTTTTTGCAAAGGATGACGTTGCTGCACCATTTGATGTTACTGACACTAATGGCAATCTGATAAATGCCAGTTTGCTTATAAGAAAAGATAACTCTCAAGTAAGGAATGTTATTTATATCAGGGGAGGAGAGTATTTAGGCGATACATTCACTTCGGTATATGTTTCCAATGGTCAGCAGTTTGTTTATCCTTTAGGGTACAAGTACGAAGACCTCACGCTTACCGTTACGGGTTCAAGCTGGGATGTCGGCCTTGAGCCTGCTTATAATCCTGCGTTATATGATGCGATGTGGAATAAAGACGCTAGAGTCTTGAAGTTTAGGGTTGACAGGATTCCCAATAACACTTCCGATATAAGAGTTGGTGGGCGGCCGTATTTGCCTGTTGTTGCCAAAGTGCGTGATACCGTAGGCGTTGCGGCAATGAAAGCCACTGAAGGCGGCACTGGTGAATATGAATTTGTCATAGTTGATAAATCCATAAGCACAAAACAGGCAGCCAGAGAAAGAGCACAGGCTGAGATTGATGCGTATGCCAGTTCATTGTCCGAGGGTGAGTTCTCCACTTACACGGCAGGTTTAAAATCAGGAATGAAGATTTTAATAAATTCTACAGTCCACGGAATAAATGAATACTATCTTATAAACAGAGTAAGGTCCGAGATGTTTTCCAATGATGAGATGGTTTATAGCATAAGTTTGGTTACATTTAGGACGATGGGTATTATAGATGTACTGCAAAAACTATTAGGACAAGAGAAGTCCAAGATTGAGATAAATTCCAACGAGATAGTTGACGTTGCTGAATCGGCTTATGAAACCATTACATTGTCCGAGACATTCACGTCTTCAATCGACCACAACATGAAGACCGAGTCGATGAACATGGCAGAGACGACTACCGCCCAAAGTTTGAACTATGACGTGGACTTCGTGCTTGGCGAGTTCGACCCTATCCTTGATGCAGGACTGCCTGACACCAGTTTGCAGGGCTACTGGAGATTCCAAGATGATTTCATGGGAGCAATGACAGCCGAGAATTCAATCCAAGACGTTAATGGCGACATAAACAATCCTGTTTACAGATACAATTCCGAGAGATTGTATTATTCGGCTTTTACGGGTAATGGAAATGTGTTTGTAAAGGATGAAGGTGGAGTATATGATTACGGCAATAATGACGATTACTCTATAAATTTCATTTTCAATACTGCCGTTGGGCAGGAACAATCAATGACTGAGCATTTTGAGGGAGAGACTGGTGTTTTTCCTTGGGCCATAACTGGGCCATTGGCTGATGGAAGCATTGAGTTTGCCATAAAAAAACCATATCAAGCCATAACCGTTGTTGATAGCTATAGCGAAGCGTATCAAGATTCAGGAATACAGTTTGGAACAAGTCCATTCTATTATGGGCAATCGTTTTACAACGCCAATGCTATTGATTTGTACAGTTGTAAGTTTTATATAAAAAGGGTTGGAAACCCTACAGGAGACTTGACTGCATACCTGTATGCTCATACTGGAACTTACGGTTCTAACGGTGTTCCTACAGGTTCTCCGCTTGCCACGTCAAATACAATCCTTGCGTCTTCATTGACTACCCTGTATCAGTTAAAGGAGTTCACGTTCAGCGGAGCCAATAAAGTAACTCTTTCAGCTACAACGAATTATGTCATTGTCCTTAAACATGTAAATTCTTCGGGCGGAAACGTAGTAGTTGTCGGTTGTGATTCAAGCACCTTGACCCACGGAGGAAACCAATGCCAATCAGACGATGGAAGTACATGGTTCCCTGAGTCTGGAATAGATGTCATCTTCTATGTTTATGGAGCAGACTTGTTTGCCGCTGTTGCAGCAGATGCATCTTATTCCGATGGTGCTGACCATGTATTGTGTGCAGTAAGAGACGATACTAATGGGTTAGTTTCTCTTTATATAGATGGAGCATTAAAAGCGTCTACCCTAGTGGGTTCAGGTCTTGATGTCAGTTCCTTGATAAATGGATTTTGTATTGGTAATCGTTCTACGTTAAACACCAATCCATTCTCAGGAAAGATTACCGCCTATAGATTATACGACAAAGCATTAACGGATTTAGAAGTTAAAGAATTATATCATACTCACAAACGTCAGTTCGTTCTTGACGGTAGTGAGTTGGGTTAAAACATATGCAAAACGAAGGATTGACTTTAAAAGGTCATTACAAATTCACAATACGAGACGCTGAAACTGGAGAGGTTAAGCGTGTTTATGATTACGAGAATCTGATTCCGACAGTTGCCAGGGCGATGATTGCCAACAATCTGACAGATTCAACTCCGACCAATGCGATGCGGATAAATTATACTGCGTTAGGGACAGGAGTAACTGCTCCTGCTAATGCGGATATAAAACTTGAAACTGAGTCATTCAGGAAAGAAGTATCTTCCGAAACTAACGCCTCGAACATTGCGTACTTTACTGCATTTTATACTGCAGCCGAGGTTAGCGGCACATTCAGAGAAGCAGGTGTATTCTGTGATGCGACAGGTGTTGCCGATTCGGGTGTTTTGTTTTCAAGAGTTGCAATAAATATCACTAAGAGCGTTACCGAATCACTCACCGTGGACTATGCGATTACTATTTCGTAGCATATCTAGCTATTGACTATTTAATGTCATTTGGTAAGATTATTGTATCAATTATTAACAATAATCTTATGAAGAAAATAATGCTAGATGGAAGTCTCGTTTGCGAACTGTATGTCAATGGAGACAGTACTGTAACTTTAGCTAAACTATTTAATGTAAGTTACGGAACTATAAACAATTGCCTAAAGAGTAACAACTGTAAATTGAGAAACAATAGAGACAAGTCTTTAAATGCAATTGCCAATGGAAGAAATTCAAACTCTGAATTGCAACGAAAAGTTGTTAGAAAAAAATGGACTGGAAAAGGAAACCCTAGATGGAAAGATATTGGCAGTAAGAGAAAGAGTGGTGAGTACATTCTTATTAAGACAAAAAATGGCTGGAGAAAAGAAGAACGAGTCATTGCAGAGAAGTTATTAAAAAGACAACTTAGAAATGATGAGGTCATACATCACATCAACGGTAATAAGTCTGACAATAGACCTAAAAATCTGTATGTCATGACTGCAAGTGCACATAAATCATTCCACGTAGTTGATAATTTGCACAGAGATTTTGTTAAGATAAAGTTAAAATCAAATATCATTGATTACCAACTTACAATCAGTTAATTATAATTATATGAGTATCGGAAAAGAAACGTATTCAATAGGTGAAAAGCTTTTAGCGTCTGAACAAAACCAGATAGCTAAAAATGCCAACGATGGCGGTGGTTTTCGTGATTCTTACAACGCAGGTGAAACAATCAACGGCGCAACATTGCCTGTAGCTGTTTATCGAGCTTCTGCCGATTCGGAGATTTACGCTTGCGACGGTGATGATTCAACAAAATTAAACTTTATAGGATTTGCGATTTCCAATTCAACAAACGGCAATCCAATTTCAGTTCAATTAGAGGGAGTTGTGCGAGGATTTACTGGATTAACGATTGGAGCTGATTATTATGTCCAAAACGACAAAACGATTGGAACAACAAAAGGCACATATCCAATAAAGGTTGGGGTTGCTGTCAGCACCACCGAATTATTGATTCTGAATCAAAGTTGGCAATTGATTGGAACTGATACGATAGCTGCAAGCAGTGCTGTTGCAAATCCTTCTGACACGTCAATAATTCCAGACGGAACACGCTTTATTGTTTATGATTGTGAATCATACAAACTTGAAACCCCTAATTATAGTTATCAAAAACATGCGCAAATTTTTTTGATGCCAGGTATTATTACCACAGGTTATTTTGCCCCTGTCGCCACTGGCAATGCGGCTATTCCAACTTGTTTAATTGGCATTAAGGCAAGCATATCAGGCTCCACTTTAACTTGTGAAACGCTAAATTCTGCTGGTGGAGGAGGAGCGACTTCTTACATCGCTGGAACTGTTTATTATTTTAAATAATTTTACATCTATGAGCTACAAAGACGCACCAATCTACCAACGTCAACCGTTGCTAACTTCTTCGTCCAGGTAACAAAAGGAGCCGACACTAACACTTCCTATATCATCGCTGGAAGCATAATGTTCAAATGTCCAGTCTAAACAATCCCAACAATTAACCTTAAAAAATAGCCCTTTAAAACGGGTTATTTTGTTTTCCCCTATACTCTACCATTCAAAATCTCACTAAAGTACCTTAAAACGCAAATTTAGCCCTCAAGTCCTATTCCACTATCACGTCCCCGACCCTTTATCCCTTTAACCTCTACACCCCAAACACCCCCTTTAAACCTTGTACCTGTACCCTACTCTTGTACCTATTCCCTCACAACCCCCAAGGCACTTATCCACAGAGATAAGTTATTTACTCTAAATTTACACACTTTTAAGCAAGTACATGAACCCCTAAAACCCCTTTACAAATCTATTCCACGTGCTATAATATAAATATAAAACATTTAACAACTAACAAACCTAACAAACCTAACTAACCAATCTAACAAACAATCCTATGACCAACATCACAAAGGAACAAGCAATCGAGAAACTAAACGTAAACATCAAAAGCGAAAGAGAGCAATTACTTTGGCTTGCTCAACAACTAAAGAAAATTGCAACCTACATCGAAGAACAAACACAGACAAGTCAAGAGCGTTATCTTAACTCTCTTGGAGAGATTCAAGCCTTGGGAGCAAGCGTCGATAATTCAATCGGAAAAGCAGTAATGTTACATCAATCTTTAGACCTTCTTGAAAGAATAGTATAATAACATTAACCTATCCTACCCCGAGACCGAAGCATACAGTCATGTTTAGAAGCCCAGGTCTCGGGAAGGATGGATTAAATATATGAAAAAAGTAAAAGCATTGAATGTGTTTTTAGAAACCTTAATCAGGCGAGGTGGAGTAAAGTTCACCAAACCAAGAAAAATATGACTAAAAAACAAAAGCTCTGGATAATCACCAATGAATCCATTACTCCAGAGATGACGGCTAAAGAGGTTACCGAGACCGTTAAAAGAGTAAAGAAAATGAGTAAAGAAAAGATTGAGTCTGAGATTTCTAAAATACCCATATATCAACCTATATGATAAAAGACAAAAGACTTCTTTTGGATTATATTCTAACTATAGTTTGTCTTCTTGGCGGATTTTTAACTGGATATTGGTTTCCTCTAGTAGGAGTTTTAAGCTACATTTATTTTTCTAGAAAATAACCCTATGACCAAAGCAGAAAAAATCGACATGCTTGCTCGTCAGTATTGCTACAACGAGGAAGACGTGCAAGACTTCATCACAGAGCATGAAAAGTTGTCAGACTGCAAAATCAATTTAATCTTTTTTAAAGAATTCGAATCACCTGAAGATTTATGAAAACCCTTGTAGGAATAGTTAGAAGCAAAATCTCGTCCAAATCTTATGAAGTTTATCTTGACGAGAATGGGAATTACTCGTGTTCTTGCATAGTATGCCTGAGTGGCAAATCAAGGATGCCGTGCAAGAACGTCCAAGCGTATTTGGTTGCCGTTAAATCTTTCAAGAAAGAAGAAACTGTTTCAGAGAATCCTGTCGTTTCCACTCCAATCAGAAAAAGCATTAAAAAATCCTCAATAGAAAAAATAACTATTTTCAAGCAACAGCTTGAAGAGCTAAGACAATGTCTATGAAATACAAGTACACGCTAAAAGTCGAGAATGTTGAGAGCGGGTTTCCAGTTATAGAACATGAGTTTGACGGTTCAAAAGAAATTGGTTCTTTTCTGGAATACGATGTAAACTTTTCCATAAAGGGCTGGGAAGATTTGCATACGTTAATTTGCAAGGTGTGCGGAGAGCGCAAGTTGCTTGCTGAAATCACCTTTAAAGAAACTGATGATGACAGACTAGACCCTATCTGCCACCCATGTGCCGAGCAAGTTATAGACGGCAGTAAAAAGCTCCCCGAGGTAGAAGCCGAGGAACTCTATAAAACAACCCCCTCACTTACTACCACATTACCACCTCAAGACGTTTAAAAGCCTCTACAACAAGTTTTTTACCCTAACCCATACCTAACCATTAAAAACACAACCAAAGGCCTTTAAAAAGCAAAAACAGGCCTTTCGAGGTACATCAAAACTATGACCAAAACCAAAAAAACAAACATCTACGTGGAGAAAGGCCACAAAGACGTATTGGAGAAAGGCCACAAAGACGTATTGGAGAAAGCAGTGGACAACAATCTGCCCGTGTTGTTAATTGGCGAAACGGGGACAGGAAAAACCAGTTTTGTTCGAGATTTAGCCGAAAGAAAGGGGATTGAGTTGTTTAGACTTAATATGACTGGTCAGACTGGAGTTGATGAGTTCCTTGGAAAGTGGTTGGCCTCTCCAGAGAAAGGAACGTATTGGTTAGATGGATTATTGATTCGAGCCATGAAAGAAGGTAAGTGGATTGTAATTGATGAAATTAACGTTGCGCTTCCTGAGATACTTTCAGCACTTCATTCATTATTGGATGACGACAGGAAAATTGTAATGAAAGAATTTGACGGAAGTGTGGTCAAACCCCATGAAGATTTCAGATTATTCGCCACAATGAATCCTGATGATGAGTACGCCGGAACTAAGGAGTTAAACAAAGCGTTCCTGTCAAGATTCCCTGTGGTTATGAGAATTGGATACAGCGACAAAGAAGAGCTTATAGTGGAGCAACAGGGCGGAGTTGAAAAGTCAGTAGCTCAATCTCTGGTTATGGTTGGCCATGAGATTCGGTCTGCTAAAAAGAAACA